CGGTTATCTGATTGCCGACCGTGTCGGCATGGGCCTGATCCGCGATAATGTGACCAAGCCGGGCTATGTCCGTTATCAGATGTTTAAGCGCGTTGGCGGTATCCTCAAAGATACGAACGCGATCAAGCTGCTTAAAATCGCAGCTTCCTAAATTTTGGTGTGGGGCTGAGAAATCGGCCCCCATCCAAAGCATAGGAGAAAAGCAAATGCCTAAACTTTCCAAACCGTTCAAAATCGTTTTGCCGGGCGATGTTTACCCGACAGAATTCGCCGTGGGCGATAGTGTTGATGGTGACACCGCCGATAAGGCCAAAGCTGCGGGATGCATTGCACCAGTGAAAAACAAGGCGCAAAAGCCGCTGGAGAATAAGTAAATGGCAGGGCCGCATCATGGGCATGGCGCTCACTTGCCTGATGGGTATTTTTCAACGCTAATCAGCGGCCCTAATGCGCCTATTTTGACGACAGCAGAGGCCAAGGCGCAGTTGCGCGTTGACTTCACTGACGATGATGACTTGATTGATGCCTATATCGCGGCGGCGAATGACATGATGGACGCCGAGCATGGGGAGTTGGGCCGCGCGCTTGTAACTCAACGCTGGCAGGCCACATTATCCGCGTTCCCTAATGATGCTGATAATACTTTGCAAACCATCGCCTCGGATCAATACCGATTGACGATCAATTCGGATCGCGCTGTCATGGACTTTATCGAAAGCGCTGACATTCCAAGCACGTTTTCGCGCGATGACGCTGTCATGGTCCAATATGATGCAGGGTATGGTGATAATGGCACTGATGTGCCTGAAGGGATAAGAACGGCGGCTAGGCTTATGATTGGCCTTTGGTATGATCAGCGAACGGCTGCGAACGAGGCCAGCATGTCTGTTATGCCTGTTGGGATAAAGATGCTCTTGAACAAATTCAGGGTCGCGCGGGGCTTCATTTGATGCATGGCGGTGTTCTCAATGAAAGCGTGGCGTTTGACGTTGAAAGCGGCGTTGACGATGGGTTTGGCGGCAAAACTATCGCTTGGACCGAGGCGCACGCTTGCCGCGCTCAGTGGATGTTTGCGAGTGGCGACGAAACGCCAAAAGGCGCGCGCAATGCAGGGCGCAATGTTTACAAGCTGAAAATCAGATCGTGCGAAGCGGCGCGGGGTCTGACAACAGCGCACAGAATGCGTGACGTTAGGCGTTCGCAGTCTTGGAATATAATCAACGTCGATGCGATAACGGATCGGGGCTGGGTATATCTTTCTGTTGAGGGGCCAAGCGATGCAAGTTGATATGAAGATCGAAGGCTTGAAGGAAATTGAACAAGCCCTTGCGACATTGAAGATTGGCACGTCAAAAGGCGTTGCGCGCCGCGCGATGAAAAAAGAGTTAAAACCCGTCATGGATATGGCGAATGCGCTTTGGCCCGGATCTAGTGATGAGATATTCAAAGTCACATCCAAAGTATCTGGGAGCCAACCTTGTTGGCGCACCGGGCGGGGCAACAGGCACGCCGCATGCTCATTTGATCGAATGGGGTACAGGGCCGCGCACGCAGAAAAACGGGCGATTTACGGGATCAGTTTCACCTCAACCAATGCTGACACCAGCCTGGGACGCGCATAGCGGAAAAATCCTTGAGGGTTTGGGCGCGCGGCTTTGGGATGAAATCAGCAAGACGCAAGCAAGGCTGGCGAAATAATGGAACAGCAGCTTTATGCGTATCTTGATGCTGAGTTGGGTTTTGCCGTCGCTTGGGGCGAATTGGGCGCTGATACCAGCCTTCCCCGCGCTGCAATTTATCGCTTGAGCGGAACGCCGCAGCAGCTTTTGACGGGGCCAGGACTTATGCAGGGCCGCATTCAAGTTGATTGCTACGGCGCGTCATACGCGCAGGCGAACGGCGCAGAAAAGGCCGTTAGAGCGGCTTTAGAATATTATCAGAGCGGCGCAATTCAAGGCGTATTCCTTGAGGCCGTTCGGGATTTAACGGATGACGACGCGGGGCTGTTGCATCGCGTTTCACTGACATTCGCGATCACATATCGCGAGTAACCTTGCCGGGGGGTCCGGTATCTAACTTTTTACGCATGAAAGGAAATCGCCATGGCGACTAAAGCGCGTATTGTCTACGGGGCCTCTACTGAGTGGAGTTCCGACGGTGGCACAACCTACACAAACATCGATGAGAGCACGGCTATTGTCGTTCCTGAGACTAGTGTTGATTATCAGGACGTATCATCCCTTGATAGCACGGGCGGTTTCCGTGAATACATTCCGGGCCTGAAGGATGCGGGCGAAATCTCTATTCCGTGCAACTATACGAGTGCAATGTATGCGCTTGCTAGCGGCTATCGATCCGCAGGGACTTTGATTAAGTTTCAAACGACACTGCCACTTGAGACGGGGCAATCCACAACAGGCGACGTGTTTGTTTTTGAAGGCTATGTTTCGCCTGCCCTTGAAACGAATTCAGTTGGTGATCCTATCTCATTGACGCTCAACATCCGCACATCCGGCGCGGTTTCCTTCACTGAGGGGTCGTAAATGATCGGTTCTATTGATGTTAAGCTAAACGGGAAGGCGCATACGTTGCGCCTTTCTACAAAAGCCATGGCGCGCGTTGAGCGCGATCTAGGCACAGGCATCTTGCAGGTCGCGGAAACTATGCAAGGTGATTTTAAGGTTGGCACGGTCGCAAGCCTTTTTGCCGCTTCTATGAATGACGGTAAAGGCGGTGATATTGATGATGCCTATGACATCATTGACGCGGTTGGCCTTGCTGGAATTTCAGAAACCATTGGTCAACTATTTGAGGCCGCTTTCCCAGATCAAGATGACACGGCGGGAAACGTGGTGAAGGTCCAAGCAAAGGGATAGTTTGGGCTGACCTATTAAGCGCGTGGGTTCGGTTGGGTCAGGATCCCGCGCTTTTCCGTGATATTACCTTGCGCGAGTATGACATTGTTTGCGAAGCGGCTGGGCGGCGCGATGCGCACCTCGCTTGGCTTGCCGCGAAATACAACAGCGCAGCGTATCACAATCCCTCAGAAATGCCCGATGACCCTGCTTTGCCGCAAGTTCAAAAGATGGGCAACGTCATAGACATATCGCAGACTGAGGCCGCGAAGGCCGACAGTATTGCCGCGCGCGCAGCAATGAAGGCGTGGGCGAACAGGAGCTAACTATATGGCACAAGCAATCGGCACGCTCTGCAAGGCTCTATGACGCGCACAGGGCAAACCATGCAGCGCGTTGGCGTGCGCATGACAGCCTCTATGACAGCGGGCCTAGCTGGTGTGGCGACAGCGGCGTTTAAAGCACAGAACGCTATGATTGATCTTGGCAATCAAGCGCGGGTTGCTGGGACAACGGCGCGTCAATTTAAGGTCATGGCGATTGCTGCGCGTGAAGTCGGCATTGAACAAGAAAAACTATCTGACATTCTCAAGGACGTGAATGATAAGTTTGGCGACTTTGCTCAAACAGGCGCGGGGCCGCTAAAGGACTTCTTTGAGCAGATCGCGCCGCAGGTTGGCATCACGCAAGAGGCGTTTGAGGGGCTTTCATCTTCGGACGCTTTGGCTCTTTACGTTAAATCTCTTGAAGAGGCAAACTTGAGCCAAGCTGACATGACTTTCTACATGGAAGCCATTGCCAGTGATGCGACAGCGCTTTTGCCTATTCTAACAAACAACGCGGCGGCGTTGGGCGCTGTTGCGAAGCAAGCCGATGCGATGGGACTTGCGATCAACGATAAGACGATTGCTGCGGCGGCTAAGGCGCGGGCTGAATTTCGTATTATGTCGGAGGTTTTGCGCACCAATTTGCAAGCCTCACTTGTCAAACTTATTCCCGTATTTCAGCAAATGGCGAGTTCTATTGTTCCGATGGTCGAAGGGCTTTCGCGCGGCATAACAAGCATTGCTGATGCATTCATGGCATTAACGCCTGAAACTCAACGGCTCGCGGCTGGCCTTGCGTTAGCTGCGGCTTGGCATCATCACGGCAAGCATCGCAACAATCGCAACGCCAGTAGGCGCGGTTGTGCTTGCCATCGCGGGCATAGGCGCGGCCATTATCGCGGTCGCTGCAAACTTTGATACGGTCCTGAATAAGATCCAAGTTTGGGGCCTTAATGTCGCGGCATCGGCATACGAAACGGCTGCGGCCCTGCTGTCTGCTATCGGCGGAACAATGGACACCGTTGGGACTAAAATTTCTGACGTGGCAGCATCGGCAAGCGCGTCCTTCTTCTCTATGGTTGAGGCGATCAAGTCTTATATCGCGGGCATACCGCAAGCGGCTGCGGCTGCAATGGCTGAGTTTTCCGAGAATATTTCGAATGGAATTGATGCTGCGATAACCAAAGCGCAAGAAAAGCTCACAAAACTAAAAAATCTCATTAAAGACGCGCTTGGTGTTACGGCTGGACAGGGATCTAGCGGCCCTTTGCCGGGCGCTTCCCCACGTTCGGGCGGTTCTCGCGGCAACGTAACGGGCGCGGCGGAAGATGGGCTTCTAAAGGGCGGCGCGGGCGGTGATCAGCTTGGCCTAGAATATGGTAACGCATACCTAAGCGGCGTTCGTGAAGCTCTTGATATAAATTCGCCTTCTAAGGAAATGGAAGTCATCGGCGCGCAGATTAAAGCGGGCCTTGAAATAGGCGCGGGCGAGCCGTTAATGGGCGTTGAACGCGCGGTTCAATCTCTTGAAATCAAAGCGGGCAACTTGAGAGCCAAGGCTATCGGCCACGCTCAGAAGGCGGCGCAAGCAACCGCCAAACTATCCGAGCCCTTAGAGGCTGTTGAGAAGTCAGCGGATCGCGCTGGGGCTTCTGTTGCTGATGTTGCGGACGTTGTGACGTCATCTAGCGGCGGTCAGGATCTTGCGGTAAAGTTCGCAGAGGTTGGTTCCTCTGGCGAAAAGGCGTTCGCTGCGATTGAGGCATCGGCAAAAGACGCGAGCAAAGAGATTGGCGGTATAAGCTCAGTTCTTGATTCCGTGTTTAGCGAGATTGCCAAGGGGCAAGATGCTGACTTTTCAACGCTTGGCAACACCATCAAAAAGCAATTTGCGCAAGCATTTAGCGGCGCATTGAAATCTGCGTTTAGTTCGGGCGGCGGCGGTATTGGCAGCTTGTTCTCGGGTCTATTGGGCGGCGGGTCAGGCGGCGGAAGCATGTTTGGCGCGGGCCTATCAGGGCTGGGAAGCCTAACAAGTGGCGCTGGCCTTTTCGGCGGCGCTTTGGGTGGTCTTGGTAGCGTCTTGTCAGGGGTAGCGCCTTTGATCGGCGGCGTCATGTTCTTGCTTGATGGTTTTAAGAAGAAAACCGAATTGCTTGGGCAAGGCCTAAACATAAACATCAAAGGCACTGAGGCGCTCGCGGAATCCTATAAGAAGGTTAAGGAAACTCGCTTTTGGGGTCTGAGCCAAAAAACCAAGTTCATCATCGAGGGCGTTGGAAGCAACATCACAAACGCGCTCAATGATACGTTGGAAATTACTCAAAGAAGCGTTCTTGATAACATCACTGCAATCGGTGGCGCGGCCAATGCACTTGACGGGTTCACGGCAAAAATAAGCCTAAGCACTCAAGGGATGGATGCGGACGAAGCAGCGGCGGCGCTACAAGCTGAAATATCCAAGCTATCGGATCAAATGGCCGTGACTGCGATGGGAACGCGCCGTTATATTCAGGTTGGCGAAACCGCAACGCAGACCTTGGAGCGCATAAGTGGCGCTCTGAGCGGCGTTAATCCTGCGCTTGATCAGCTTGGCCTTAAACTCTTCAAGGTATCCGTTGACGGTGGCGCGGCGGCGTCTACATTCGCAAACCTCTTTGGAGGCGTTGAGGCGTTTCAATCAAGCGCGGCATACCTCTTTGATAACTTCTACTCTGAAGCAGAGCGCATGTCGAAAGGCGGCGCGCGGATCAAGGAAGTATTTGCCAGCCTTGGAATATCGTCTATTCCAGAAACCTTGCGCGAGTTTAGAGACCAGATCGCGCTTCAGTCCAGATCGAACAACACTGAGAATGTTGCGGCTCTTATGCAGATCGCTCCAGTGTTTAAGGACGTGTTTGACTATGGGGAGCGCACAGCAAAGGCGCAACAGGACGCCGCAAAACAGGTCGCAGAATCGGCTCTTGTCGCGGCGCGTGCGTTGCGCGATGCGATTGATCCTAGCCAATTTGGACAGCGCAAAGATTACGAGTTCGCTAAGGCGGTTGCTAACGCGCGGGTCAATTCAATACCGGGCTTTGCATCGGGCGGGGTTCACTATGGCGGGCTTAGAGTTGTCGGCGAGAACGGTCCTGAGTTGGAATACACGGGACCGTCACGGATCTTTTCAAACTCAGACAGCAAGTCAATGCTAGGCAACGACGGAATGATTGGTGAGCTTAGAATGCTTCGTTCTGAGGTCGCAGCGATGCGCAATGATAACAACAAAGGCAACGT